ATACAAATTGGTTTTTTATTGATATTCCATTAATATCAATTGAATACGGCCATGTTCCGCCGTCGTATGTCGAAGGTGTCTCGTCCAAATTTTTAATGTCCGAAATCATGTCGTTAATTTTGTTAATTCTGTTTAAAATTGCTTTTTTCATGTGTATTTTTTAGGTTATTATCAAATGATTATACGGCAATATAATAAAAAGGTTGCAAAAATACAAACGCACGTTGAACATTCGTTAAAAAACGTTGGTTATTTACGCTTTTTTAGTAGGATCTTTTTTAAGATGTTACCAACCCAACCCCAAAATTTGTTTGTACTTTGTACGTCAACTTTGGTTCCCTCGTCCGTACGCTCAATTTGTACGTCCAAATTTTTTGTGTCAATGTCGGCCGTAAATTTACCGTCTTTTCGGTTTATTTCAACGTCTAAATTTTGACCGTCTAAACTTACGTCAAGGTCTTTTTTATCTTTTATGCTTTTCCTGGGTTTTCTTTTTTTCTTTTCGCTCATAACTTTTTAAACATTTTAATCATTCTCGGGCATGGGTAAATATCCAATTTATCCGGACGTACTGAATTGTGGGTAAACGTTCCGTTTTCGCCCCGCAATGCGCGTTTTGAAACTTCCCAAAAATCGCATTCGTTGTACGTTATACTAATGTTGTATCGTTCATTCCAAAAAACGAGTAATTGGCGTACGCTTTCAATTTGCGCGTCGGTGTATCGGTGCCAATATGTTTTACCTTTATACGCTTTGTCTAATATTGTAACCTCGTCTTTTGGTACTTCGCCGTTTACATAATTATAATATTTACCGTCGCGTTCTGTAAGGTACCCCCAATTGCAAATTTCAATACCGATACTATTTTTGTCAAGTAATTTATAAGGGACGCCGTATGCCTTAAATATATCGCGTTTAACGCCTAAATGATACGCCCAATACTTGGAACTATAAGCTTGGCATATTTCGCCGTCTGCGCTCATCTTTGCGTCTTTACCGCTTATTACAACGCATGTAGCAACCCGGCCTCGTTTATCATTGTTCCAATGTTGAATACAACGTACGCCGGAACTATTGCCGGCGGTATGGTGTAAATATATTTGTTTCTTTTCGGTGTCAACGCGCAAATACTCGTTGTCGTCCATGCCCACAAAATTTATTTTTGATAGGTCCAATTTTGGTTCGCTCATTTTTTTCGTTTTTTCAACAAGGTATAACAAACAAAAACCAGGACTAAAACAGAAACAACCGATTTTCCAAAATCCGGTTTGTTTATTAGCTTTTCAATTATTTCTATTTCTTTATTAAATGTTTGCGTTTCAATATAAACGGTGTCTTGTTTTACAAACGTATCAATTACAATATGTTTGTTTGCAATAACCGTATCGCAATGTCCGGTATGTACTATTGTGTCGCTCATTTTATCAGTTTTTTAATTTTGTCCGCAAAGTAGTTAAAAACGTCCTCAAAGACTAAATCTATTTTTTCCGTCAATTCGTTTGCAACCCAACCAACAATAAACGAAACTAAAATAATTAATCGGGGCGTCAATTCAGTATAAAAAATTTCTAATACTCCAATTAAACTAAATGACAAAATACCGGCAACCGTCATTCCTATAATTATAGTTTTTAACTTCGCTCTTTTTTTCATTCCCTTGGCCATTGCGCCAATCATTCCCACCAATACGGCTATAAGATCCGTAAATTGTTCAAGTCCTTTCATTTTATTATTTTATGGTACGTCATTTACAACGCTATTAATTCCCATATTCGATGTTGTTATTGGAAAAAGCCCGTTTGTGTCTGGTACGGCCCAATTTGTACCGTTAAACGTCGCGTTTTCACTTCTCCACCAATTATTCGGAGATACTGCGGTTGCTAAATTATTGAGATTATCCGCTTTGCCATTATTGTATATTTCCATGGCTTGTGTAGAACTTAAAACTGTGTCCCATATAGCCAATTCGTTTATTTGTCCGTTTAAATATCTATTACTAACAAGACCAACGTTTAACAATGTAAACGTTTGTAAGCTAGTATTTATACCGGTATTATCTGAAACGTTGCTTTGTCCGTTTATGTATAGTTTATACCTATCTAACAACGGTTGCGACGTATCACAAGTCCAAACAATATTGGCCCATGTGCCGGGAACTATTGCTCCCGCATTACTTCGAATATAATTTGAACTACTACGTACCGAACAATCAACTTTTCCGGTTGTCGAGACATATATAAAAATTCGCCTTCCCCCCGAAATAAGCAAAATTCTTTGTGCGGTGTTAAGGTTATTAACTTTTACCCAAACGCTTATTGTAAAAGTTACGCTATTATTTAAGGTCGTATAATTTGCATTTGTTTCCATGAAATCATCTATTCCGTCGTATAAAAACGACGTTGTATCAAATTCGCTTTTACTTCCGCTTGCTAAAATTCCAGGTGTACTTACTAACATTATGCTTCAAGGTTTCCGGCTACATACCATAAATCCGTACTTTTTTTAATTAAAGAAACAATACCATATTGGCCGACAATTTTAAGTTTGTTGCCTTCTGAATATAAATTTACCCCGAACGATTTTCCTATACTTGTTTGGCCGGTCCCTAATTGACTAACTAAAATTTGGGTTCCTATTGGAAAAGCTACAACACTATTAAGGGGTATAATTAATTCATTTGCGGCGGCGTTGTTTATTTCAACCATTTTATTTGCGTCGCTTAATGTTAAAGTGTATGTTGCGCTTTGTGTATTAAATTCAATTAATGCGTTTTCGTTTAAAACTTCCGAACCGGTAACGTATTTTGTTGTATATCCGGTTGGGCTTCCGGCGTCAACGGACGCAATAGGAACTAAATCCCCGGTTTCCAAATTGGCACCCTTTGCGGGTAACTCACTTATTTTTGTCGTTAATGCCATTTTTTGTTTTTAAATAGGTTAAAAGTTTTTTTAAATTAACCGGTTTTGGTTTGTAGTTTTTCACAATACCCAACCCCCCCAATAATTTTGCGTTGTCGGGTTAATATCATCGTTCGTATTTTGGTTGTATTCGGGATATAAATTCGAAAACTGGCATAAATGGTCAATAAGTCTTTGGGCGTAAAATTCGGCGGTGCTTCGCGTCTCTTCCGTTAAATTGTCAATTTCGCTTTTATCTACGGTTTGGCCGTTTTCTTGGGTAAATTTAAAAATTCCTTTGTTGCTAACACTAATATTGCCCCATGGCAAGTATTCAACCATTGTATAAAATAAAACAACGTCCTTTATTTTGTCCTCTAATAACTCCAAATAAGGCGTTGTCAACGTACCGTTTTTAATTTCGTCTTGTATTTTTTCAAATAACTTTGTACCCAATAACGGTTGCAATTGGCGGTCTTGGGCAATCTTACAAAATTGTAGGTATCGGTCAACGTCAACATTTCCGTTCATTGCCGTAAATCTTACAATGTCTTTTCGGGTTACAAACAATACATATTCCGCCATAATCTTATTTTAAATAACCTTGGTTTGGTTGGTTTATTGGGGCAACTGCGGTTTCGCTTGGGTTGCCTTTTACTCTATATCCGTATTTCCGCGCTCGGTAAACGCTTATTTGGTTTGCTAATTGACTTGTCGGGTCCAGGGGTACGCCAAAATCGACGCCAACCCATACTTGACGGCGGAACAAATGTTTACAATTGGGACCGCCTTTATAAGCCATTATATCGTATGTATTTGAACCGTTTGGACCAAACCCGGGGTTTATACTCGGGTTTTTACTCATGGCGTCAAGGTCTTCTTTACGGTAAACATTATCGTTTTGTCTCATCATTGCCTTGCAAAATGGCCGGCTTTCGCCCCCCTTACTTGGTTTTTTAAAATAGTCCGTTTCAACGTATTTGTACCTTGTTATAAAATACATGCCGTTTATGATCCAGTCTTGCTCACTCACTTCGGCCGGTTGTGGGTTTCCGGTACTTACTAACATTGCTTTGCGCAATCTTTGGTACATGCTCAATTTTTCGGGCTTGTCCTCATTTGCTTTTTTTTGCGCCAATTCAATTTCTTGGTCGTACTCGTTTTCCTTTTCAATGTCCGCGTCGAACTCGTCAATTAATATCCATTCCTTGTTTGGCTTTTCGCCGTACATGCTTAAATCAATTTCGGGAGTTTCTTTTTTTAACTCTTGTTTTTCCTCTTCTTCAACAATTACGTTTCCGTTGGCGTCGTATTTGTCAAAAGGGTTTAAAGTCTCAAAATACAAGTTTAAATTAACCTCGTTGTAAGTTAATATTTTTTGTAAGCCGTCAATTAATAGGTCCTGGAACGGTCGTACCGTCATGTTCATATACAATTGAAACGATGTCATTAATTCATCACTTGCCGAACTAAAACCGCTTGCCGTTGCTATACCAAATATTGCCGAATTTACGACGCCATGGCCGGTTAATATTTTGTGCATGCACTCGTCCGAAAGGTATTCGTAATGGCTTGGCGCGTTATTTAAACTTATGTCTTGTATGTCCGTTTGGTTTGTGCTATCATGGTTAAAACTTACAATTGTTTTTTGGCCCCGCGCCCCGCTTAACTTTTGTAAAATTTCGTGCTTTATTTCCTCGCGTTTTTCAATGTCCGGCACCCCCGAATTTAGATTCACTATTCTGGTTCCGGAGAACCCATTTTGTGTATCATTTACTAAAAAATGTGATATTTCGGTTTCTAATTGCGAATAACTTACAACGCCTTGCCAATCCGGATATGAATAATAACGCATATTTACGCTATAAGGCCGAATGTATAAAATTTCGGTATCGTCTTTTGACATGCCAAACGCGCTAATTCTTTGCGGTTCATGGTTTCGTAAATCGGACCAATCATTGCTAAAATAATATGCTTCAATTTCGCCGGTTTCAATATTGCATTTTTCGGCCCTCAACAATTGTATTGGTACATGGTTTGTTTCAACAATTTTTGAACGGTCCTTATTGTAAAGAACTTGTATTGCGCATTGTCCCAACATTTTTAAATCGGACGTCAACCGGCGCGTACAATCTTTTGAAAACAACATTTTCATTTGGGCGTATTGCTCGGGACGTTTTGACGCGTCCGAAGCCATTAAACCTTTGCCGTATATTAGTTTAACAATATTGTTTATAACTGCATGGTTTGTTGGGCTTTGTATGTAACGCTCAATGAGATAGTCAAAATATAAATTATCCTCGCCGAAAAAAACGAAATCGTCTTTTTTGCTTTCAACAATTACCGGCGGTTCGTAACTATTTAAATTTATAACGTGTACGTTATTTTCTTTATTGCTCATATAAAATATATTCGTTTGGCGTACTTGGTCCGTATTCATAAACCCCGGCGTTTACGCTAAATGTTTCTATTGGTTGCGCGGTCGCAAAAACTTTGTCTCGGAAAATTTCGGTTGTACCGTCGTAAAAAATAGCCATATAAAAACGGCCTTCAATTAATGGTATTGTTAAATTAACTTCGTTGTAAAATGAAACCGTTGAAAAGGTACCCAATACCGCCTCGGCGTTTGTGTTTGTTTGCTCGTCCAAAAAATCAATTTTCGTTATGTTTAGATTTTCGGTTGGTTGTATAAATGGAATAAATTTATACGTTTGTTCGGTTGCGGTATCGGGCAATAATACGGTCATACTTATATAACAATAATTCGCTTTTTTGTACCATAAAAAAACCCATTTTTTACAATGGGCTAAATTTCGAGTAAATAACAGAACGTTTGCATGTATGGCTATTTACATACGAAAAATATTTTACATTTCCAAATGGTCAATTACGCATTTTAAGGCATGTTTAAGGGCTTTATTTATACTCTCGTATATCTACATATTAAAAACTCGAGATGTGCGATTAAACTAAAAAGTCATGTTTTTAACCAGGATCTTTGTTTAAAAACTAATCAAAAAAAAGGCCCTTAAAAATTACGTCAAAGGCCTTTTAAACGATATATAAACAAAGTTTTTTATGTCGTAATTATGTCTGAAATTGTTAACCCAAAAACATCTACCAATTCGGTTTCGTCTTTTATTGGTCGGTCTTCGCCGGATACTGCGTCGGTTACGGACAAGAAATTGGCCGGCCTCGGTTCTATGGCCTTTAGAACCAAATTATAGCCAGAAAAATCTGTGTACTCCACGCCCGAATTTACGGCCCCCGATTCTACGTCGGCACCCTCATTTAAGCCCATTAAAAAGAACTCATTTGTTCGGGTTTGAACTACGCAATGTGGTCTTCCGTATGCTATGAATTTTATATTTTTGTGGGTTTTTATGTCTTGACGTTTAAATTGTACCGTCAACATTTGCTCAAAAACCGTCGTACCGTTAGCCCTGGAACTAAGTATATTTTGGTCAAATCCATTAGCCCCCTTTAACTCGTATTTGTAAAGCTTATTAACTCCGGTTATGCCTTGTATATCGTCTCCTAAATCGGGCGCGGTTCCGCTATATGTAACGGTTTCAATTTCGCCGAAATTTATGAAAAAAATATTGTAAATTCCGCTTATGCTATCTTTGCAAGCTTCCAAACGTCCGTTTGCTATTAAACAACTCATTATCAGTGTTTTAAATGTTATTACTTAAACCCCCACTTTGAGTAGGGGTTTGTTTTGTTTCTTTTTATATTCCGTACGTTGCGATATTCGCCCCTTGGCCGTAAGTTACGCCCATTGTATATCTAACGATACATCTAATTTCTTGCGCTCCGCTTGTCTGTCTCATGTCAATCAAACTCACTTCATTCATGTCATTCATCAGACCGGTACCCGCAAATAAATCCTCAGTTGAACACATTACCATTTTGTTGGCACTCATTCCATGCGCACAAAATAAACGTACACCGTCAAACATTAAGCCGGTATCAAAACTTTGATTGTTTCCGCGTCCTTCATAACCGTTTGCACCGAGACCATTAGCCGCAAAACCACCAAGCGCTCTTGTATAGGCCTTGTAAGCGGAAATTGGTAAATATATGAATGTATTTTCACGAGAGTACGTCGCGTCGCTTGAAGCGTCAATTAACTTTCCTAATTCTTCAACAATATTTCCGGCATTTAAACCACCGGCAACCGCCGCAACCGTTTGAGCTGCCGGAATTTCACCCGCAACAACCGCCGCCGCTAATTGTTTTTCCAATCCGTCGAACTCGCCGCTATTGGCTCCGTCGCCTTGCCAAATGTCAACTTCTGTTTTTGCGGCAATTTTACCTAAAACGTAAGAAATTAACCACTCCTGGAATGTTGGCGGCAAATTGTCATGAACTGAATAACCCATTGATACTGCGTCCCAATCAGACCGGAACTCGTTAATACACAAAGTTTGCGAACTTTGTAGTTCTTTGGGTTGTAAAATACGCTCAGTCAAAGTAACGGTTCCGTTGTCTTCGTACCCGCATGAAGCGTCTCGAATACCCGCGTCTAAATCGGCTAGCTTCATCGTTTGACGAAATTTGATATTTGGAACAACCGTAAGTCCTCCGTTTTCAATTGTGTTTGCGCTTAAAAGCGCGGCGGCTAAATATTTCCCGCTTGATTCTCCTACATAGCTTGTAGTAATATTAGGATTTGGCATTTTTTCTGTTTTTTTTTAGTTAATATTAATGCTCTTTTTCTACTTATATAATTTACTCATAACTCGGTCTAGTGCGTTTTGTGGCCTTTTGCCCGCAATTTTAAAATCAACCTTTTTAGCGGTCTTTTTTTCCGGGTTATGTCTTAACGGCTTTGCCGTTGTTTGTGCTTTTTTCTTTGCGTTTAATTTGTGCAATTTTTCTATTTTTTCTTTTGCTAAATCAATGCGCTTTTTGTTTTTGCTTTTTACTTTTGAAAGTTTAGTTTTCTTGAAAACTTGTTTTTTCAATTCCTCGGGTGCCTCGGCTACAATTTCTTGTACGGCTTCCGTTACAACCTCGGCTATTGTTTCCGCAATTTCCGGCGTTACCTCTTCGGGTGTTTCCGCGTTTACAACGTCCGCAACTGCGGTTACAATTTCCGCTTCGGCGTCTTGAATTACGCTTGCCTCGTCCTCGGTCAATTTGTTTTTACCGTACTTTTTACGCTTGGTCATGTACTTGTTTTTCAACTCTTCCGGCATTGCTTCCAATGTCTCGGTTACGGCCTCAACAACCGCAACGGCCATTTCGGACGCGTCGGCCTCTGTTACGGCTTCCGGTGTCAAGTCTTCGATAATTGCGCTAACTTCGCCCAATACTTCCTCTTCAACCGCCTCAACCGTTTCGACTACTTCCGCCGGTGTCTCTTCCTCAAAATATGTTTCTTTTACTTTTGTTTCAACAATGGTTTTTGGTTTATCGTCTTTTTTAAGATCCTCTTCCACAACTTCCTCTTCCTCTTCGGCCACAACGTCCTCGGCTTGTTCGCCAATTTGCGCGATAATACCCTCAACTTCGACAACCAATTTTCGGCCGTCTTCCATTTCGTATTCTCCAGGGGCCAACGGTACGCGGTCCTCGTCCATAACAATAAATACTTCGTTTTCCGGTGCGAATGTTTCGGCCTCAATTACCGTTACGCCGTCCGCCAATTTTGCGGTTTCTAAATTAACTTGCATACTCAATGCGGTTTTTATTTTATTTAATACTTCGGTTGCTTTCATGTTTCTATTTTTACGAGTAAAATCCTAAATTTTCAAAATTGCTAAATAGTCCGTTAAATTCTTGCTCAATACCATAAAATTTAGTTTCTAAATCGTCAATTTCTGCGCTATCAACACCCAATTCGTTTAATTGCTCAACTAAATTTTGTAATTCAGTTTTTTTGTCTTCAAATTCTGAATATGCGTTTTTTAATATATCAAATGCACTATTATAATAACTATATGCTTCGTCCGATAATTGCTCGGTTTCGTTTATTTTATCTCTAAATACGTCAATATCCGTATATAGGTCGTTAATCTTATTTAACTTAACCGATTTTAACTCGGCCTTAACGCTCGTTGAACGCTTGTTGTTTCCGTAAAGTTTTTGTAGAATTGCTTTCATATCTTTTTATTATCGTCTATCAAACATGGGGTTAATACCTAAATTTTCAAATTCCGCATGGTTTTCGTTTATTTTATCAACAATACTTTCTTCAATATTTATCAAATTTTGTATTTGGTCCGGGTATGGTATACCCATTTCGTCCAATTGGTCTTTAATGTCTTGTAATTCCGCTTGTTTAGTATAAAAATCGTTTAACTCCATTCGCATAATGTCCCGGGCATGTATAATGCGCTCGCGTCCGCTATAAAATTGGTCGTCGAAATATTCGCCAACATTATATCCGGCCATGTCGAAAACTTCCGTAACCTCGTCAATTTTATTCAATTCTACTTTGCGTAAATCTGTTTTTACGCTTTTCTTTTTTCCGTAAAGTTTATTTAAAATTGCTTTCATGTTCTTATAAAAAATCTCCCAACCCGGCTAAACGCGCAAAGTCTTTATATTTACTTAAAAAATCGTCATAAATTGCGGGTGCGTCGTCAACCCTTTGTTTCACCTCGTCATAATCGGGTAATAATTCGCTTGGACTCATGCCCAATTGTTCGGCGGTGTTTTCTAACTTTGCTAACATTTCGGTTAAATTCGTTGCGTATTCTTTAACATACCCAACGTCCGAATTTACGGCCATGTTGTCAACCTCTTCGGAAATTTCCATTTTAAAATCGTAAAATTTTTCCTCTAATTCGTCAAAACGTTCGTAACCATAATAGGACGCAATCATTGAACTATCTTCAAGGTATTCGTATTGTTTATTTATGTCATCAATTAATGACAACTTAACGTTATGGTTTTTTAACCTTACTTGCTTTTTGGAAAAATCGTATTTACATTTTGATAATGTAGTATTAGCCTTTTTTTCCTCGGCAATCCTGGAAAATTTGGCCAACTTGTCGTATATACTTTGTGTACGTCTCATAATATAAAAACCTATTTTTTACTTTTTGTCGTCTTTTTGGTTTCCGGGGCCTTAATATATTTGGCTAAACTTCCGGTTCTCAATTTTTCAATTTCGTTTAAAAGTCTTAAACCCTCGGCTTGTATTCCGTTGGGTTTGTTTTTAATAGACTTGTTTAGGTCTTTTTTTAAACTCGTCAATTCATCGTTTTCGTCTTTTAAAAAAAACTCAACTTCTTTAACCATTTGTTCAATTCGATTTGCCGTTAAAAATGCTTTACGCGTTTTGGCTTGGTATTGTCTTATTGTATTTAACATGCTTTTAAATTTGTCCTATTCCTTGGGCTTGCAATGATCCGTCGCAACATTTTGAATTGTACGTTTTTTTGTCTTTACATAAACAACCGCGTTTCCCGCCTTTTGGGCTTGTCTTACTTGGTGTTACAAATTTTTCCTTATTTGGCATTTTCCGAAATTATTTGTTTAATCGTATTGAGCAATTTTTGGTCCGTTGTTTCTGTTTTGCTTAAGTCCAGGGCGTCTGCAAAATGGCCCTCAATTGAATAACCGCGTACCGAACCGTCCTTAACGGCGTTCCATACTTCATCGTTTTCAATTTTCATGGAAATAAACCATGTACCAACCGGGGCGTCAAAATTATATAGGTTACTCTTATCGTTTTCGTTATCCTCTTTTATCCAACTTTCAAAAATAAAATTGCCGTCAACCGCGTACTCATGTTCAAACGTTACATTTTTTTGATTGTAATTTTTAAAAAACAACTCGTTGCATTTAGCAACCGTCGATTTGGAAAACCATATATAATAGTCTCCATTCTCGCGGTCTGAACGAAAGATTTGTTTTTGGGGAATTAAGGCCGGACCGGTAATTATTCGCTTGTCTTCGTTTAATTTTAAAGCATATTTTTTTTGCTTATTAAGGGCGTACCAGTCCGTTTCAATGGCCGGTTCGCGAACTAAACTTACTGCGTCAACGGCCACGTTTTCCGCGTCCTCATCGATGACCAATTCAATAATTTTCATGCTCATATTATAAAAACCTAATTTTGTTAAATTGTCGCATTTTCGACGCGCGCCCGGTCCAAACCTTGGGCCGTCGTTACGTCTTGACTTGTAACGTAAGCTTGCAAAGGTTGTTGACTTCCTAAATTTTCTAAATCGTTTATATTGGTGTCGCCTACAATATTAAATTCTGGACTTATAACCCCGCCGCCGCCTTGGGCTTCCGGTAATTCGGGGCCTTGCTCGATACTTCCGCTTTCATTTAATGCGCTTAAACCTTGCGCGGTAGCCGCTACGGACGTTGCAATACTTAAACCGGCCGCAATATTATTTCGAGCAATAACCGGAACCGCCGCCGCACCGCTTGTCGCAACGGCTTGTGGTGTTGCTAATGCCGCCGCGTTTGCCGCTTGGGTTGATATTATGGTTTTTGCAACCCCCACCGCATTTTCGGCAATAATTGCCGCCGCTTGTACTTTTTTGTTGTCTTTACCTAAACTTTTAACAAGATTAATTCCCGCCTCAATGTTAGAAATGTCCGCTTGGCGTATTGCGGCTAATGCTTCCGTTTTTGCCTCTTCGGCGTCTATTGCGTCTTGTTTCTTTTTGTCGTCTCTTGCCTTGTCGTCTGCGGCTTGTTTATCTTTGTTTGCTTGGTCAATTTCGCCGTATTTTACATTTATATCATTCATGGCGTTTAAATGATTGATTTCTATAATTTCCAATGCTTCATTTTTTGCGGTTTCGTCTTCAATTTCGTTTTCCGCTAAAGTCTTTAATCTAAAATATTTTTCCCTCGCTTTTTGTTCTTCTAATTCTTGGTCCGTTAGTGTAGCGTTAAAATTGGCTTGTTCCAGGGCCGCCAATTCGTCCAATAAATCATTTTCCAATTTTTTCAAATTTTCTAAACGCTTATTTTCAATAGCCTCTAAATCTTGTTGTTTTTTTATTTTATCGTTTTGTCTTTTAATATAGGCGTCATGGTTTTTTTGTTCTTCGGCCTCTTGTTCTTTGTCTAAATTTATTAATTCAGTATCGACATTAAGTAATTCGGCCTGCAATTCAATTTGTCGCGCCGTAAGTTTTCCTTGAGTTTTTTGACCTTTTATCATGTAATTTATCGCATTTGTCGCTTTGCTCATTAATCCGGCCATTTCCAATGATTGTTGTAACGCTTCCTTGTGCGCCAATGCGCGTTGTCTTCTTAAATCAATTGTGCTTTTGCCTAATGCCTCTAATTGTTTTATTTCGGCGTCTAATAACGATTCTTGGGCTTTATGTCGGGCCATGTTTTCCTCATGCCTTTTTTTTCTTTCTTCGGCCAACTTTTCCTCTTCAAAATTTGTTATTCCTAACCAATCGCCAAGGTCTTTTAATTTTTGTATTGCAAAATCTATGGCGTCCGTAAATATTGCAAAATAGCCAATTATACCAACTATTGCGGTTGCCAATAGTGCTAAGGGGTTTGCTTTTACAATTAGATTAAATGCCTTTTGTACTTTCCCGGCAAGACCAACGCTTTTTGAATATTCCTTAATACTCTGAATGCCTTTGCTTACATTCATTGCTTCGCCAACCCCGCTTATAATTGCACCGGTAGTTTCACTTTGTTGGCCTAATAACTCCATTGCACCCTCGGCCGTTTCAAAACCACCTTTTATATTTTGTGCGGCATTGTCGAATTTTTTAAAATTGCTTTCAGTTTTTTTAGCTTGTCTTGACGTATTCTTTAAACTGTCTTGTACTTTTTTTTGACTTTTTACAATATCCTCAGAACCTTTAATGGTTGCCTTGTTTAAATTATTTACGTCTGTCGTTGTTTTATTTATTTCTTGGCCGGTCTTTTTAAATTCCGCCGTAACCTCGTCAACGTTACTTTTTACCTCTAATTTAACCGTTTTCGTTTCCGCCATTATTTCTATATTTTAAATGTCTTTTTTGTACTTTATAAATGCCTCGTATTGACCGGGGCGTTTTGTATTTTCCTTTTGCTATGGATATATTTTCGCTTTTTTCATTTTGCGTTGGTACCTCTAGCAATGCCAATAACCGTTTAAAATTTTTCATGGTCTTTGTATAAATATTTGGTTTGCAACTTGTGATCCGTCTAACAAAGTATAAGTTAAACATATAGTTATTATTTCGGCGGCCTCTTCGCTACTTTCTAAAATAATATTTTGGCCGCTTTCACTTATCATTTGAACCGAAAACCCGCCCTCAGTAACTATATAATTTAACGCGGCTTCGTTTTCGGGTAAACATATTTCAACGTTGCCGGCTTCGCTTAATGTTGTGGGGTTTATTGTTACTCCTGGAACTATTGTACCGCATTGCAATAAATCGCATTGCACCGCATTTTTTATAAATGGTATAAACGCGTTAAAACATTGAGCGTCGGGGCTTGGTACAAATGGCGGTACAATTGGCGGTATTTTGTCCGCAATCATTCGTCTAAAGTCTTGAACCAAAACCAATGTTGTTTCGCCGGTTGTTAAATTAATTTTAACGTTGTTTGGAATATATCGTTTGTCTCTAATTTGGAAACGGTCATTTAATTTAAACGTTGTTAAAATGTCTAAAGGTAAAATCGCCTTTACGGTGTATTCCCTATTTTTTGGGTTGTAAAGATTCCCAATATAACCCGAATAATATGTATTGTATAATCCGTTTGAATTTGGTTGTAAATTAAATGTAGAATTTTCTGTACCCCAATTTAAACTATACGGCGTCGTTAATACGCTCATGTCTTGGCCAAAATTAACGCAACTATTGACTTGAACTGCGGGGTTTGCGCCGTCCGTTAAATAAAAATTTACCGCGTTTTCCTCATTTTGATAAAGAACAATTGGTTTTGGTACGTAACCCTCTAAGTTTTCGTCAAGGCAATAACCAACTTGTAAAGGTACGCTTTCAAATTTACTAAATTGTATGTTTTCAAAGGCAACAGAAATTTCGTATTGCCCGCCGTCAAAATCGAAATTTTGTGATAGGTCGCCATATTCGCGCATGAATAAACTTGCAAACTTTCGGTTTGTAATACTTTCACTTTGTTCGTATTTGTAGTTAATCGTATTATATAAAGGCAACCTGGAAACGTCTATATTTTCGGTGTCTGTATATTGTGTAATATTATAAATTTCGCCTTCATTGTACCATTCCTCAACCGTTTGTATTTCGTAAACGTTTTGTTTTACGCCATAACATGTTAAATTAAATAAACTTAAAATATTACTTAAAAAATTTTGTACGGTCATTTCCGGTGCAAACTGCGCTAAATCGAAACCGTCTTGGGTTGTAATTGGGTTTCCTAAAATAATTAATTCATTGCCTAATGGTGTATTATTTATGTCTTGAAAATTATACCTTATTTCATACGTCAAACTACATGGTATAGACGTTCTAATCTCAAAACGCAATCTTGCATTAATACTTGGGTTGTTTTCGTTGTCCTCAACGTATAAATTGGCACCTTCGCCGCCAAAATTAAATGCGTTTGTTAATTCAATCGTTGTATATAAACTTTCTTGGGCGGTACCGGCGACGCCTCTATATACGTCTATGTAAACAATTGCGTTGGCCGTTAAATTGTTAACTACGCAACTAACAACATGCAATCCAACGTCCGTTGGGTTTCCGTTAAAATTATAATTAACATAACTTAATTCTATATTATGATTAAACGGCGGTGTTGTTGTATTTGAACCGTCAAAACTTACTATTGCGTTGTTAATAGCCAATCCGTCAAAATCATAATTTAAAGGATAAGGTGGAGCAATTAAAGGTCCGTTAAAACCTTTGTATATGCTATTAAATGTTATTTCTTCGGGCGGTGTTGAATAATTTGTGGCAACCGTATTTTTAAACAACATAAACGCTTTTTTAAATCGGTCATTTTGTAAAAAACCACCTTGAAAAGTTATGTTAAAAAAGTCTTCAATAACTCCTAAAATTGACGATAATTTAACCGCCGGAAATAGTGTTGAATATAAAATGGCACCTAATGCCGTATCAATGTTTTCGTTTGGCGTTGTTGGGTTGTTGTATTGCCAATAACGCTCACTTGCAATTAATGGAAATCTAATATTGTAATTTGTCGCGCCGTCTGTTATTCGGTCTTTTACACTATTAAAATTATACGAAAAACTTAATGCGGACCAGTTTAAATCTATTAAACGTATTTCGCCTAATGTATCTTTTAAGCTTACAAGGTCCCCATAAAATGTGACGGTATAACTATACGGTTGGTTATTTTGTATGTTCGCCTTTTCTAATGCTATTGTGCCGCGTCTAAAATGTGTATTGTCTATTTCCAGGACTGCAAACCGTCGAATATTTGGGTTTATATATGTACCCTCAATAAATGAAACGTCGCTATTATAGAAGTGTTGAAATATTTGGTTGTTTTTTGGACTTGCCGCGCAACTAAAACTTTGTGTAAAATCCGTAAACGTTTTACTTAAATCCTTTATGTTTTGTATTGTTGAATTAATAGTAATTTGTTCGTCATCAAATAAGTCTATTCTTTGGCCCTCAATAAATAATTGTACTTGTCTTTTCATTAAACAACGTTGTTAATTGTTGCGTTTGCAAATGTAAACTCTAATTCGTAATTGATTTGTTTTTTATTTATATGCTCAAATAATTCGGTTGCGCTTGTTTTTAACGTTGCCGGCTTGCCATTAATTCTTATAATTTCCGTAAGCATTAATGGTTTTAATATTAACTCGTTATACTCTTCTTTTACCCAATCGGTATTTACTTTTATACTTTGCGTTGCGTTTAAATTAAACACTTTAGTTTGCTCAATGGCAGGGTTATAGTATATAAGGTCTTTATTGAATGGATTATAATTCTTTTTAGTTACTGAAATGCTCGTTTTACTTACTTTGTAAAATATGATCCGTTGCCATACACCGTATTTGTTTACAAAATCGCATACAACCGGGGTATATTTGCACTCGCTTTTTGGTGTAAAAGTCCACGTTGCCAATACTACCCCTAAGTCTGTTTTATACTCAACTATATTTCCAACGTCGCTATATGTAGGAAATACCGTATAAAATTTTTGTACCGGTCCAATAACGCCCGGGTTAAATGTGAAACTTTGCGTTGTACCGTCGGCCAAACTTGTATAGACAACCTCGTAATCTAATTTTGGGACAACGTGTATTTCGCCGTAACGGTTTAAAAAGGGTTGCGGGAATACCGAACCGGGGTTATTTGCGTCGTACCAATATTCGTAATTTCCAGGGGTTAAATGTATCGTTCCCAATTCCGGGTTAAAGCCCTCTTCATAATATCCGAAACCGTCGAACGCATAATACGTTTTTGTGTCCAATTCAGTATAACCGGTTATTGTTAATTTTGAACGTACTACTTTTATATAAGCCCATTCATTATTTGGCGGTACCGTTGGCGTTGCCGTTTCGTTTATGTCGCTTTCAATAAAATTGATATACTCGCGAACGTAATTTGAAACGTTGTAAACCATTTCCGTACTACTCGGGGACGGTATCAATTTTTCCAATGTGTATGTCGGAGACGTTGGCGGCGTTGTACCATTATTCCAAATATACAATTCGACTTTTGAACCCAATGTATTTGGTTCGTCTATTTCTATAATGTAAGGGCTTCGAACATATATTGGTTCGTTTTGTAAATTAACTATGCTCATTGTTTTACTAATTCTAAAAATATAGCTTCGACGTCCGAAATGTACGCTAAGGCCAATTGGTTATCAATATTTTTGGTTGTTTTGTCCCATGCTCGCGTAAAAAATTGACGCGGCGGTAAACCTTGGTAAAATATACTTTTTGCTATTGCGCTTTTTGTGCTTGACCGGCTTATAAATTGGCCCTTTGCATTTCGTCCCGCTATGTTTTTTTTTACAACCCATGAGTCCAAACCTTTAAACAAACTTCCTTGGCTTTTACCCGAACCAAATTTAAAACGACTTCCGGGTGCTTTTTGTATTCCGGGTTTGCCGTTTACTTTTACCGCACCGGGGTTTTTACCTTGTACCCCCTCGTCTTGGTAAAAACCATACTCAACCATTATAAACTCAAAAATAAAACCGTCCATTGTTTGGTCCACGTTGTACCCAATACTATCAAATAAAACCCCCGAACTTATCATTTTTTCGTTCTTTAAGTTTTTGCGCGTTTCACTTACTACGGTTTCGCCAAAGGTTTCTATTTCTTTTAAAACCTCGTTTAGCATATTGTCATGTGATTTGGTACATAAAGTGAAATGCTCGCGGACCAACCGGCCAACAAGTTAGAATAACTTTGCTCGAACGCTTGCATATTAAAACCAACTAATTGTACTTTGTTGTCCCAAAGATCCCCGCGTCTTAGGTCTTCGTACAACCTCAACAAAACATTATATTGCGTTTGCATTACCGAATGTTTGTTGTTTACGCCGTCTTCTGAAATATCTACTATGTCCATTGCATAAAGTGTAAACGTAAATTGTACCGCGTTTCCGTCGGGCGTTGCCGTTTCCATTACCATATATGATAGCGGGTAAATGGTTTGTTTTGATAAATCTATTTCGTCCCCCATTCCTTCGCCAAATTGGTTTACTAATGGGTTGGCCTCTAATGTGTCTTTAATAGTATTGTAAACTAATGAATACCCCTCGTTGCTCATACTTTAATTTTTTGCTTTTCTAATTTGTCTTTTGCGCTCGTTGGCTTCGACTTTGTCTTTTTGCGTAATGTACGAAAGGAAGGTAAGGGCTTTAAATAAGGAACTATTGGTGACGCTATCAATTCTTTCGAAATTTCCGCCGCTAAGTCTGTAAATGCTATGGTACCAATTCCACGACTTGGTAAACTGCGCCCATTCACTATATTCGTTTTTTTTGTTTTCCTCGTCTGTTTCTTTAAATAAAGTGTCAAATTGTTTAACAACTCGCTTTCTAAATTCAAAAAAAAAAGGGACGTTCCTAATACAATATTCAACGGTAGGTTTTGCATAATTTCCATATACTTTTCGTTGGGTTTATACTCTGCGATTGTATAAGTGTCTTTTAATGTGTTTGTAATTGGACGGTATAAAACCGCAAATGCTTTGTGCAAACCGTCCCATTTTGTCAAATGGCTTTCAACGTCTATATACTCGCCGAAACTCATATTTTCCAAGTCCGGTATTAAGCCAAATTCAACTCCGTTATATTTCCACCTTTTATGAAATTCCGGTTTTTGGTTTAATACTTCTTTAATTTTATTAATTATAAAATGAACGTCTTTAACGCTCATTCGTGAAACCGTTTTCATTTCCAGGCCGCAAAAAATAGATACAAATTTAAAGGCCAATATTTCCTCATCGTTTGTCGTTTCCTCAACCTTTAACCATTTTTGGTACGCGCTCAAAGGTATTTCTTGTAAATGCGTCGGGTACTTAATATTTATATTCATTCGTTTATTTCGTTTTCGGGAAACGGTTCCGTCCATTCTGCCGAAGCCATAAGCGCTAAAGCTTCTTCGTGCGTTAAAGTTTGCAAAGGTACAACCGTACCGTCTGCAATAAAGCTTGGTTCTGTATTCCACTTTAAAACAAATTGTGTTTTGTCTAAACTTTTACGTATCGTGTTTTCGTCTGTTTCGCCCACTTGACTAAAATCAATGTTTGGTAAATCTGCAATGTTTATAATTGCGTAAGTGTCTGCTATTCTTGTACTCATTTTTTTATTCGTTTTTATGTTGGTACGTCTGTTGTTCTACTTGATTCTTGCATATTTACACCTCTCAAAACCGCACCACCATTGACATCTGTCATTGTCCAAGTAAAGCCATTCCATACAGAATTTTCTCCCATTCTTAACCATGTCGTAGGTGATGACAATCCACTAGCAATATTGTTAAGGTCTGAAGGAGTACCTCCATTATATAATTCGTTTGCTTGTGTTTGAGTTAATGTTGTACTATTCCATACTGCAAATTCATCTATGTAATTGTTCCCATATACATATTGAGTAGAATCACCAAAAGTTAAAGTACCATTAAAATTAGATGAAGTATAAGGCACACCACTATTTATGCCTTGAGATAATGCACCATTTACATATATTTCTGGTCTATCGTATCTTCCTAATGCACTATTATAAGTATATACTATATGTGACCATTGATTAAGTAATACTGAATTAGGTGCTGACCTATAATAATAACTTTGTGAACGAAAATGAATAATTATTAGTTGTTGACTACCCATATACCTACAACTTAATGTTTGATTATTACCTTGTGTTTCTATTTCCCATACTCCATTAGTATTAGTACCTATTGGTTTAATCCAAAAACTAATGCTAAAATTTGTAGAACCATTTATTTCTGTATAATTGGCAGTTGAAAACATTTTTTCATCAACTCCGTCAAACAAAAATGAATTTACATTTGTGAAGCTTGGCGTAATTGGTTCTCCAATAATATTTGTTTGTCCGGCCCAACTTGTTTTTTGAGATTTCCCCCAATTCAATCTATTGTTTTTTGCCCCTTGGCCCCAACCAATAGTATTGTTAACTGCGCCTTGTCCCCATGTGTTACTCATAATGTCCGTTTATATAAAAACAACATCTCGTTTTTTTGTACCTAGTAAAGATAATATTTGCCCCGGTGCGGGTTCTCTAAAACCTGGGAAATAAAATACCGGCAAGCGTCAATACAATGGTTCCATTCGTCCTTTGGAACCGTCTTATTTGTTTTGCTTATCCATTGGTAATTATTAAACTCCTTTATTAGATTCTCGCTTTTTGGTTCGATGATTATTTTGTATTCTAGCATTAAACTAATACCGCTTGTAATACTTCCTTGACCTTTTACCGCACTAACTATATTTAGGCCCCGGGCTTTTAACTCACTTATTAAACGCGGTTCGGCACTATCGCCAACAATCAAATTTTCGCGCCCGGCATGTTGCATGTTTAATTCGTATATGCTCCCGGTACTTAACCCCACCTCATAAAAACATTCCCTTAAATGTATCGTCTTTTGTTTGCGGTTTATACTACATTCAATTAACGTTGTCGCGTCTTGACTAAATCCATAATCTTGGCCGAACCCCATTAAATCGGTTTGCTCAAATGGTCCGGTTGACCAATGGGAAAATACCGCGCCGGTTGGTTGTGAACGTTGGCCGGTTCCGTAAACGGTCCACCAATAGGGGTTACTTATTTTTTCCTCAATGTCCTCAACTTGGCTTTGTGTCAAATGCGGGTTGTCCCGGTACGTCGAAATAAACGGTTTGTACTTTGGTATATAATGATCCAACCAATGTTCAACCGGTAACGCCGGGTTGTAATCCGCAATTACTTTATGTCTCGTCCTTGGAAATAATTGGTTTACGGTGTCCTCGGGCAAATGGTTTGCTTCATTCAACCATAATATATCGCGGGACCGCCCATGAATTTTTTTACTATCGTCCGCCCCATAATAGTTTATAGTATTGCCAAATAAAATGTATTTACCGTTGGTCATGTTATGGCTTAACCGGTCGTACAATTCATGTTTTATAAGAATGTCTTTAAAGTCTTTCCAGGCCGTATTCTTTAACGCCGTAAATGTGTCTCGGCAAATGTCAATTTCCATTCCGGCGTTGGGGTGTTCTTTACACAACCAAATTATGTAATAAATAACGGCCCACGTTTTACCGGACCGCGTACCCCCTTGTAATAAAGTTACGCGTTGTTTCGGTACGGCCTCTTTTAAATATGTAAAATTGGGGTTGGCTTTATTCGTCATTTGTAAACCATTCGGGCAACGTTCCCTTTGATATGCTCACGTTGTGGTCATTTGTTTCAATATACCCCCGGTCCCGCATTTTTGTTTTGGCGTAAAATATTGTAACCGTCGGGTTGTCGTTTTCAATGTGTTGTCTTATTTTACCCTCAACCCAATCCTTGTTCGCCTCTTCAATTTCTTTGACTGCGCGTTTATAGTCTTCATCAATCTTTAACCATTCGTAATGTTGCGTCCGGCTTGCCTTCGCTTTTTTGCATGCTTCCGAAACGTTACCGCATGTCAAATTTAGGGCTTTGAGCATGTCCCTTTTTTTAGTGTTCGTTTTGTCCGTCGTTTTCTTTGTCATTGTTTCCGTAATTTAAAAATATGTATAACCAACAAAACAGAATAAAAAGTATTGCGCCGTAACTAAATAATATCGTTGTCATTTTGTTTTGGGTTATATTCTAAATACAATTTATTTAAATCTTGTACTTTCCATTTTATACAACCGCCGCAATTTGAAACGGTATATTTGGTGTTAAATACTCTATTGTAAATAGATAACATTTTTGTTTGTTCCTCATGGGTAATTTGGCGCCTCGTCTTTTGGAACCACAAATGCAAAAAATTGTATTCGTCTTCGTTTAAGCATTTTGGGTTTTTAAATGGGAACAATTTATTTAAGGTATCGCGCCGTTTGTCGCACCCGCAATCGTCCCCCATTATAAATTTAGCTATCCTGGAAACGCCGGTTTTTTCCAATACCTTTTCCACAACGTCCCCAACTCCTTTTAATGGTTGTTTAGCTTTCCACTCTTTATACTCTTTTGTTCTTTTGTCAAGGGCGTTATAATATGCCTCGTCTTTTTGTTCGCTCATGTTCTTTTGTATATTCTTATTTTATATTTAAAAATGTTTAACCTAAATATTGTTTTATACATTACAACCAATGTTCAACGTAAATAAAACCGCAACCATAACGGCACCGAATTTGTGTTAATTTTTCGCCGGCGTTTTCAATTATCGGGGTGTCCTTTGTTTCATTTCCACAACATGGCATTACGTAACGTTCGTATATTTTCATTTCCGGCATAATTAACGTACGTTCCCGCATGTCATTAATTGTCTGTATTTGTCCTTTGGTTGGTACCATTACTTTATTTGGTTATAATCTTTATTAAAATAATCCTCAAATTCCTCGTTTAATTCGTCTCTAAGGCGTTTTCTACATTTTTTAATGGTATTGCTTATACTCGACAAAGAAATACGGCTATCTCGCGAAATTTTGCGCATGCTATCTGGACCGGTTGCAACCAAAATAAACAATTGTCGGTCGTACCAATGCCAATTTTCCATTACGGATCTTATTTTTGCCTCTAAAATATCGTTGGCAATATACCAATCGGTCGGGGCCTCGTCCCGGCTTGTCATTTTAAAGTCTTCAATTTGGTATTTTTTTACTTTGGCCTTTTGTTTAGCAAAATTTATATGGTTGTTCCTTAATGCGATATACATAAAACCTTTATTTGCTTTTCCGTTAATTACTGCGCGGTCTTGGGCGTTGGCTTGATGTATTCTTAAATAGGTTTCTTGTACTAAATCCTCGCAATATGTGTACTCGCCAAATGTGCGTACCATGTCAACCCATTCGTCATGTTTTGTATTCAATATTTCCAACCAATGTTTACCCATTGAATATAAAAAAGCCCCGGTGTCGGGGCATGTTTTATTTTTGGTCCTTAATATACGCATTTAATTTTCTTAACGTACTCAATTTAACATCGTCTCCGGCCATGAACCGGTCAATGTGGTATTGGTGCATTTTTTCGCCTTTGTCTTGAATTTCGCGTACAACCTTGTTTCGGGTTTTGTATTTGAGAATTTCCAACATTGCGTTACGCAATTCCCGGTCCTTTATATATGGCATTTCGTATTTGTTAAAAGGGTAAATCGTCTTCCAATTCGTTTTGTTCGGCTTGTAACTTGTCCTCAACAAAATTTTGTTCTATGCCGTCGCGCTCGGTTTTTGTACTGTTTAATCTCCAGGCCTCAACCGTATTAAAATATTTTACTTTGCCGTCGGGCGCGGTCCATTCTCGGCCCCTTAAATTTATATCAACGTTCATTTGTTCGCCAACGTTCCAAAGGTCCAACAATCCGCATTTGTCTTGCGTCAACTGCAATAGTATTTTTTGCGGGTATTTGTCGGCGGTTTCAATTACAAATTCGCGCTTACTAAATTTTTCACTAATTTTTTGGGTTTCCCCTTTAACGTGTAGTTTTCCTTTTACGTTCATGTTTATTTTGTTTTTAATTGTTTATAATATTCTCGGCATTGCTCAACGCGTTCGTATATGCTTTTTATTACGTCCTCGTCTCTTTCAATTACAAAGTTTTTTACTCGTTTTTCTTTTGGTATATGGTCGAACTCATGGCGCGAACGGACCATGGCCACAATTTCCGGGTTCTCGTCTCCGTCCCATACGCTATCGTTTAACCAATGCTCGCGTCGTATTTCGTCCAATACCATATTTTCCGGGGTGTTAATTAGACAATATGCAAGGTCGCATTTATCGTACCCGGTCAAAGCTAGGTAACCCATACATTGAAAATAATATTCTTTGTTTGGTATTTCCTCGTCAAACATAGGAAACGTTGTACCGTCCCAACTCGTCTTTACGTCGGCCAATACCGTTTTGGTGCAAACGTCGGTATGCCCGGTTATATAATCATTCTCAAACGCATGTTGTTTTCCATGTATTGCGTCAAATGGTAACGCCCATTCCAAAACCTCGTTGGCTAATTCAATGCTTTGCGTTTCGCACTCAATGCCCTTGTCAATAAAACGACTTCTAAACGTTCTCGAAATACCATATTCGTTTTCCTTAAAAATGTCTTGTATATATGTTTTACAAGTTTTACTCAACGTCTCTTTTTTGGTCCTTGGGTTGGTCATTATTTTACCCAATGACGAACAACGTATTTTTAATTCGCTCATTACAATTTTTTTAATTGGTTCGTACTCAATTTAAAATTTGCTTTTAACTCTTCAACGGTGTATTTACCGTTGCTTATTGCGTCCAACGCATGCTCAAATTTTTCATTTGTTAAGCTTGGTTTTTGTGGTTCCGCTTTTCCGGCCATATCGATATCTTTGTCGCTTACAAGTCCGAAAAATGAAGACAACGCATAACGACGCCAATAAGAAATACCCGCCCCCTGGGCTTGGAATGGATTCATTTTTGCCAATGCTATGTCTTGGGGTATTTCTGTAAACTCTTCTAATGTTTCTTTGGTTGGCCAATGGCAAACAATAGTTTTTAAACCGGTTCCGGCCAATGGTTGCATTACAAATAAATCATGCTTTTTTAGTAACGGCGTAATAACGCGCATTATTTCGGCAAGGTCTGTATATTTATATCCGTAACCCTCACTTTTTTTATAAAGTATTGGGCAATCATATTGAAAATTTGCTATTGCTTCGTAAATGCTTTTTTGCTTTTTTACTGCGGTTCGTTTTTTCGGTGTTGGCTTATCCATTTTGCCCCCCTTTTTGTACTTCATGCGAACGTAAAACGGTTTCGTTTATTAAAGAACCATGCGCCAATACAATTTCGTACATGGCGTTCGCTTGGTCTTCGTCCGTTGTAAATGATTTGTCAACGTATAAACCGCCTTTGGTTATTTTATAATACGTTTCGGTTTTGGTTCCGTTGCTTTCAATGATTTGTACTAATTCAACGGTTTCGGTTTTTGGTTTTTTAGACGCCAAAACGTCTGTTTTTACATTGTCCATAATTTATGTATTTGTTTATAATACCGCAATATAACTATTTTATATTACAATTCTTTTATTTTCTTTTTGTACTTTTCAACAATTTCGTTTAATTCGTCCCTTGTATATTTTTTTTCTTTGTGGGCCTCGGTGTATAATTCCAACAAATGATCCGCGCCAATTCTTTGTTGTATTTTTATTTGGTACTCAATTAAATTTCCGCTTAAAAAATGGTTGCACTTTCGGCATTGCCCCCAACAATTGGCTTCGTTGTATGTAACGCTTTTAAACCCCCCACTTGAAAAATAATGGCCGGCGTCGTATTCGGTTGTTAAAATTGTGTCGCAACTCGCGCACTCCTTGCCATGGTCCCTTTTGCGTATGTATGCGTTAAAAACCTTTTGGGCTTTTTTCATTAAAGAACTAATACTCTCGTTTTTTTGTTTCCATTCTTTTTTCGTTTTTTTCCAATTCTTAACCTTGGCCGTCTCAACCCATACTTTGACGCATTCAGAACGAAAACAAAACTTTTGGTTAAAATGCTTTGCGTCGAATTTTTCTTTACAATTTTTACACCTTGGCATTAATACAACTTTTCAATATTTCTAAACATAATAACTCCGGCATTTTTGATTTGTCATGCGCGTTAAAAATTCCTTGGGTTCCGGTCCTGGAACCCCTCGGGGCCTCTTCATGATGACAATTTTTATTTCCATTATAACAACGCGGGCGCGGTACCCAACCGTTTAAATTAAAAATACTATATAAATGGTTTGTAAAAATATCGGTTGGTTTGGCCCTTTTGTCTCCATAACGACAAAACCATATTGTGGCTCGGTCGCTAAATTTTATAAATGACATTTTCCTATATAGTCCCCTTGGGTTTTCAATAAAATATTTTAAGTCCGGGTTTACTTGTAAATACCTTTTTATTAATGCAATCATGTTATTATTTAAACGGTCGCATTTTTCCGCGTATTCGGTTTTTGGTTTTAACGTTTCCTCATACCTATGGTTATGGCAACCGGCAATTGAAAACGTTGTGCAATCCGGGGAACTCCATATAATATCTGGAATAAATGGTATATCATTTTCGGTTAAAAATTCAATGTCTTTAACTAAATTAATGTTGTCGTATGCCGTCCAATCTACACTAAAAACATTTAGGCCCAATTTTTCGGCAACTTTGCCTAAACTGCGACTCCCGGCATGCAATTCTAAAACATTCATTTACAAAGTCAAATTGTTTTTTATGTCTTGTAACTCTTTTTTTAGTTTTTTAACCTCGGCTTTTAAGTCCGCGTTTTCGCTTTCAATCTTATATTTTTCTAATTCGTTTGTTTCGCGTTTTTCGCGTAACCAATTAAAAACCGCTTGTACGTTCCAAAGGTCGTTTAATGTTTCGGTCATGCTTTTTATAATGTCCTCGCGTCCGGGGTGTTTTTTTTCGATGTCTTCCAAACTTGCCTTTACTTTTAATTTGGTTGTTTCAAGCGCAACCCCGGCCTCGATTATTTTAAATTCTAATTTTTCCATAATTTATTTGTTTTTTCGTTTCTAAATTCTTTTAAGCAATCCACGTTTTGACATTTAAAACCATTGCCGAAATTATATTCAAACAATATTGGTTCCTCATGGAACGTTGGTTTTCCCCCGGTTTCTTTGTCCCGGATCTTTTCAACCGTTACCATTGTATAAAATTGCATTTCTTTACTACTAACTAAACGGTGCATAACCAAAATTTGGTCCACTCGATTCGCGGTCATTTTTCCGCCCTCAATATCCGATTTTTTTGGGGCCTTAATCATTCCAGCCCAATTGTGGCCCGGCGGGTAAACGTTACCGGCCCGCCCGGTTTCGCTTATTGGGTGTGTATTTATAAATAAACTTTTGCCGGTACTATTGCAAAAATGCCTACAATCATTTAAAAATTTGTAACTATCGGCATAATTCATGGACCGGTCAAGGCCGGTTATTGGGTCCACTACGCAAGCGTCGGCCTCGCTATCCTGGAAAACTTTTAAAATGTCGTCCGGCTTATATTGTTTTCTGTTATCTACAAACTCAAAGTATTGTTCAATTCTTGTTTGGTGCCGGCGTATTTCCTCATGGCTTAAATCGCAAAAGTCCGTACCCGCTAACATTTGCACCATGTCCCGGACCAATTGGCCGGCTTGGTTTTCCCCGGACCAAACGCACCATTTTATACCATGTTGTACGCTTAACACTAATTGAAACCATGTCGCGAAAAATGTTTTACCGATATTGTCATGGCCAACCCAACAATCGAAACTTCCTTGTTTGTACCGGTACCAATTATCCAATTCGCAACCAATAGTCAAACCTTTTTTTATTTTGCCGTCTCTATAATCATATAAATACGGTAGTGTTGTTCCTTTGCTTAAAATCATTTTTTTACTTGGTTCATTACATTAGTATAAAAATCATTTTTTTGTTCGGCTTTTTTTGGTTCTCTTTTTAACCAACTTTTACATGTCAAATACAAATTTTTGTACGCCGTATTCTTTTTGTAATTCTGTATTTGGTCCAATACAAAATCAATCGTTCCGGCGTCGTATTCGGTTTTTAGCTTTTCAAACTCTTCGTTTGTTAATGCTAAATGGTCAAACTCGCGGTATATGTTTTTCCTCTTCTCTTCTCTTCTCTTATCTGTTGCTTTTCGTTGAACGCTCGTTGACGGTTGTTTAATTTCGTTGCGTTTCTTTGCGCTCGCTTTTCCGGCCTTACTTGCCTTTTCGCGCATGTCATTTATACCGTCCATTTGCTCATCTAAAAATTCAATATAAACGCGTTCGCCGTCTATTTTTAGTATTTCCAGGTCAACCAATTTTTTATAAACGTTTGGGGTAAACTCAAATTTACATTGCTTTACTGAAACGTCGCATTGTTTGTTCCAATAGGTACAACAAAAATTTAAAAATTCCGCTTGGGTTGTCTTGTTTGTTTTTGAGATTCGGCCCATTATCCAATCAGACGGCCGAAATTTAAACCATTGTAATTTATCCATAATTTGTATTTTGATTTTAAAATTAATAAAATTTTTATAATTCGATTATGTCGTATATAATCGGTTTGTAAAGGTCTGCGCGTTCTTTTGCGTCCTCTACGTTTTCGGCATAAATTATTTTGTATGCCCGAACCCTTGTTTTGTTTTTTGAATTAACATAACCCATATAGCATATTTTAAAACGTTTTTGGCCCGAATGATCCGGCACGTTTTGTTCTGAATGTTTATATTCTTTACTCATACTCTTTTCGTATTTCGTTTTGCAATACTTCCGTATGTTTTTCAATGCGTTCTAATTGGTCCCTAATAAGCCCTAATTGCACTTTGTGGGTATTGTCCAATAACAACTCCATTTCTAACAATCCGTTTTCCGAAACGCCCTTAATCATTTCGTTAAAGTCTTTTAAAGTTTTTCGGTACCCTATGGTCATTTTTTCGTATGCTTCAAGCATTAAAAAATAATCATACAATTCAAGGTCCTCGGCTTCGTCCGCGTATAAATTCCCGGTACCGTCGCATAAATTACATGTGTACGTCTCGTAACAACCCCCACAACATGCGCTCGCCGGTTTGCTACATTCTGGCAACGTTCCGTCCATTTCCCCGGTACCGTCACACTCAAAGCATTCTATTGTTTTACAATCCATATTATTTTCGTTATATTTGTTTAAATTGGTTATCCATAAACCATTTGTATTTTTTAATCTGAAAAAGGGACCGTTAAAAGTCCCTTTTGTTTTTACATTTCAAAATCTTTATCAAACCATTCATACAACTCATGACAAAGTAAAAGCCCAACATTTTGGTAATATTGCTTTATTTCGTTTTGTGTTATTTCGGTTGTTTCAAATTCTGTTTTCATTACGTCAATTTTTTTTATTAACGTTTCTATAAACTCTCGGTTTACTGCATTTTCCCATTGATTATTTGCCATTGTAAAAATCTTTTCGTTCGTTTACTAATTCTTGCAATTCTTGGTCCGTTAAATATGGTATTTTTTTAAACTCGTCTTCGTTCCATAATTGGTACAAATTATAGTCATTTATTAAATAATCAATGTTTTTTTCGCGTTCTGTATTAATATTATATTGTACGCTCGATTCAAAATTGGCAAAGGGCAACCAATCGTTTTTTTTGCCCTCATTAATTCCGCTTTGTACCCATTCTTTTAATGTTTGTTTACTTTCGTTTGGCCATTCTTTAAATGGTTCTATTCCGTCATGCTCAACGTTTACTACTTTTTCAATTCTTTGGTTTTCCAATTTAACCGAAATTTTAATTGTTTCTTTAATTCTCATTTGTATTTTTTATAGGTTACTAATATATTTTGTCGACATTTGCTTCATGTGGTCAATGTCCAACCATTCTAACAATTCAAGGGTATTAAATACCATTGTAAATTCTTCGCCGTTTTCGTCTTGGCCTACCAAAATTGTTTCGTTGTCTTCGGTCGCCATGGCGGTTTCAATATCGTTTAATCTTTTTGTCATTTGTGTTTTTTTAATTTAAGTAAAATTTCATTTTTCTATATACCAACATGTAATATTCGCATTTTGGGTTTGTTTTTATGTCCTCTTGAACTATTTTTTGCGCGTCGGCCTCGGTCAAATGTTCCTCAACAATTCTTTGCTTTGCGCCGTTCTTAAATATTCTTACTACTTCGTATTGTCCCATATTATTTATTTTTTAATGCTTTTTTAAATGTTCGTAAAATAAGACTTAAAGCCCATTTTAACTCTTCTTGGCTTCCCATTCCCTCTTCTTTGTTTACGTTATAACGTTTTTCAAAATTATATGAAAACCTAGATTTGTTTTCGTCAATAT